TAATTAAATTACCAATTTCTTTTGGTATTTCTTTTATTTGATTATCATAACAATAAAAACGTTGTAAATTAATTAAATTGCCTATTTCTTTGGGGATTTCTTTTATTTGATTACTTCCACAATTAAATTGCTGTAAATTAACTAAATTGCCTATTTCTTTTGGTATTTCGTTGATTTCATTATAAGCACAATAAAATGTTTGTAAATTAATTAAATTGCCCATACCCAGCTTCGCTGGTAGGCTGCTACCGCATGCTATTTCTTTTGGTAATTTTTTTATTTGATTATTTATACAATAAAATTTTTGTAAATTAACTAAATTGCCTATTTCTTTTGGTAATTTTTTTATTTGATTATAAGAACAATCAAATTGCTGTAAATTAATTAAATTACCAATTTCTTTGGGGATTTTGTTTATTTTATTATCAAAACAACTAAATTTTTGTAAATTAATCAAATTGCATATTTCACTGGGTATTTCTTTGATTTGATTATTACCACAATCAAATTTCTGTAAATTAATTAAATTGCTGATTTCTTTGGGGATTTCTTTTATTTGATTGTGTGAAATATTTAATTTTATAACATCTTTATTTATTGGACATCCATTATTTAACCATTTTTTATAATCATCATATCTCCATTTAACCATAATATATAATAATCTTAAAAACCATAAAATAATCAATTTTTATTCGATAAAACTTGTACACAAATTTATCTCATTGTGTGTATGGTTTGTTTCAAGTAATTATTTATATCTAGTTCATTTTGATATTAATAGTTAAAATAAAAAAATTTTAATGATTCGATAAAAAGTATAAGATTTTGGTAGATGTATTATTTTGAAAATATAAAAAATGAGCCATCCATATGTAGAATTGTTGTATAATGTTTTGTTGATAATCAACATATATCAATAGAAATAATACAAATTTACGATGGATCAAAATTATAATACTTTCTTGAACATCTTTATGCTTTCTTGTCTTGCTTCTTCATAATTAATAATTGGTTTGACATAGTTAATAGATTTTAAATCATATTCATGATGATGTTTTTCCCAATCCAATAAATGTTTTGCTGGAATATTTTTTAAATTAGGAAGCCATTTTTTTATGTATTCTGCATCGGGATCAAATTTTTGGGCCTGTAATATTGGATTAAATAATCTTTGAAAATATGGTTTTGGATCAATTCCCGCAGATGATACCCACATCCAATTATTATTATTAACTATAGGATCATAATCGACCAATTTTTGAGCAAAATATTTTTCTCCATGTCTCCAATCAGTGCCTAACATTCGATTTAAAAAATTTGATGTTATTAATCTTCCTCTGTTATGCATAAACCCTGTTGTATTTAATTCATTCATACAAGCATCGACAACAGGAAAACCAGTTTCTCCATTGCACCATGCATCATAATTCTTTTTGCTCCATTTCCATTTAATTTTATCGTATTTCTCTATAAATGAATTACTTTTTTGAACTTTGGGAAAATAATAAGCAACATAATAATACATTTCTCTCCAAAATAATTGACCAATTAAATCATTTTTTGTTCCAAATTCTTCTTTTAGTTTCCAGTAAACCTCTCTAATTGATACACATCCAAATTTAATATAAGCAGATAACATAGTAGTTGGTATTTTTAATGTATTTCTTTCTTTATTATATTTATTAAAATTTTTAATTTTTTTCAAAATTTTCAATGCATTATTGCGACCACCGTTGACAGCTATATTATCGTTGATTTCATATTCAACTATTCCACTTTCGTCTAGTTTGTTTGTTTTAGTTAAATTTTTTATTTTTATTTTTTTAGCTTGATCAACTTTTTGTTTTAGTCCATTGTTTTTAAATGGTGTGAATACTGTATATGGTTCACCATCTTTTTTATCAAAAGTTCCGATAGGCATTAACAAATAATCTTCAGTCATCACACAATTTATATTTTTTTTTTTACATAATTTTTCAATATCTTTGTCTCTTTTTTGTGCATATAATGTGTAATCTTTATTAAAAACTATATTTATGACATTAATTGTTTTGATTATTTTTTTCAAAACTTTTGTGTTGTCTCCATAAAAAAAATGTATTTTTGATTTGTATTTTTTTAGTTCATCATTTAATTCAATTAATGATTCAATCATGAATTGAATACAATTATTTGATTTATATTTATTTTTATCTGTTATTTGTTCTGGAGTAAAAATAAAAATTGGAATAATGTTGTCAAAATTTTCTATTGCATAAATTAAACCTTTATTATCGACCAACCTCAAATCTCTCCTAAAAATAAATAATGTATATTCCATTATACATTATAAAACAAATTCTTTTTATATCAAAATTTCATTCTTCATCATTCCCAAGAAACACATATCCACGTCTTTGAATTCTCTTATTGTCAAAAGAAGTTTTTCTTGACAACCTTTCCCTGCGCAGTCTTTGAAATCTGAGTCTCTTAATAGCACTAAAAGACATCGGTAGTTCCATTGTGTGTTCCATTTGTTAAATATTATCATGGATCAGGTATTTTTTTTTCAATTTTTTAGTGATCTCTTTATAGAATTTATATTAAATTCTATAATCAAACACAATTAGAATTAACTTGCTAATTTAGCTAGTATACTTTAAATGCGTGAAAATTTTAAGATTTTCATGGATATCAATAAAAAACAAAATGTTAAATATAATTTATGTTATTTTGAAATAATCAATTTAATATTTGATGGAATACTTTTTTTGTATTTATAATTTTTATTAATTGTTAATTTTTGTAATTGTTTACATTTTTTAATATATACATCAATGGGTTGATTAAAATTTACACCTAAAATTAAATCTTTTATTGATGTTGGTAATTTATTAATGGATTTATTGAAAACATTTCCAAAATATAATTGAATTATGGAATTAGGTAAATAATCTACTGACTGATTGAAATTATTACCAAAAATTAAATGTTTTATTTTACTTGGAAGAAAATTTACTGGTTGATTAAAAGACCAACCAAAAGTTAATTTTATCAATGATTTTGGAAGATTATCAACTTGTTGATTGAAACAGCTACCAAAAGTTAAATGGGTTATTAATGATGGCAAGTTATCGACAGGTTGATTAAACATACCACCAAAAATTAAATGAGTTATGTTTGGGGGCAAAAAATCAACGGGTTGATCAAAATAATGGCCAAACGTCAAATGAGTTATAGATGATGGCAAGTGTCCAACTAATTGATTAAACTCAGCACCAAAAGTCAAATGAGTTATGAGTGATGGTAAGAATCCAATAGGTTTATTAAAATTATCACCAAAAGTCAAGTGAGTTATGTTCAATGGAAGAGTACATACATTCTTGATAACACCATTATGATTTTCAATCTTGTAGACAGATTGATTGAACCAACTTCCAAAAGTCAAATGAGTTATGAGTGATGGTAATTTGTTTACAGGATGATTGAACATTCTTCCAAAAGTTAGATGTTTTAACGATAATGGTAAGTTGTCAACAGGTTGATTAAAAGAAGGACCTAAAGTTAAATGAGATAGTGATGAAGGTAAGAACTCAATTGGTTGATTAAAATATCCATAAAAATTCAAATGAGTTAAGGATGATGGTAAATTATTTACAGGCTGATTAAAACTATAACAAAAAGTCAAATGAGTAATTGATGAGGGTAAGAATTCTACAGGTTGGTTAAATTCACTTCCAAAAGTCAAATGAGTAATTGATGAGGGTAAGAATTCTACGGGTTGATTAAACTGATCTCCAAATACCAAAAAAGTTAAAGACGAAGGCAAAGAACTGATTTTATCGATTGTTTTGTTATGATGTTGAAAAAAATTGATAGATCTATTAAAACTTGATTTGAAGATCAAATACTTTATTTTATAATTTTTTAATAATTGTGGATCGTCATCAAAATTTTTTAATCTTTTAATCAATTTTGGTAAAATAATTTTATCGCAATCAATTCCATTATTCATCTGTTTTTTTTTTAATTTTTCATAGTCATATATTTTTGGATTATCATATAACTGTGATAAATTATAGAATTCTTTATTGATAAGACATAATTTTGAATAGTATTTATCAACTATTTCCGGACAATTCCATAAAATTAATTCTAATATTAGAAATTGCATGTATTAAATATGATTTATATCCGAATTTTAATAAATCAATTTTTTTATGGTTAGTTTTATGTTGGCTGGAATATTTTTTATTAATTTTGGTAGAACAAATATATATTATCAAAACAATTTGAAAATTATTTTGTTGCGTGTTTGTGGGTTATCAAATAATTTTAAATAATAATTAATTAAAGAGTTCTATGGATGTTTTTTGTTTAATAATAAAATAAAAATATCAATTTTTTCATAAAGAAATAAATTATTAATTATATATATAATGAATTTTGTTATTTTACCACATCAATTATTCGAAATTAAATATTTGGACAAAAAATACAATTATTTTATTTGGGAACATAAACATTACTTAAAATCTTATAACTATAATCAGAAAAAAATAATTTTACACAGATCTTCTATGAAATATTATTATGACTATTTAACAGATAATGGTTTTAAAGTAAAATATATTTCTCTCCAGAACAAATTTAATTTGAAAGAATATTTTTTATTTGATCCAATTGATAAAATAAAATTACCAGGCAAACATGAAATTATTGAAACTCCAAATTTTATTTTAACAAAAGATATTTATAAACAATATAGAGAAAAAACAGACAAATTTTTCTTTTATTTTTTTTATATGTGGGGAAAAAAACAAATAAATGTTTTGCCAAATGTTAAATCAAAAGACAAAGAAAATAGATTAAAGTTTGACGATGACATTAATTATCCTAAAATATATAGTAATAAAAGTGATGAAGACTACATTTCAAAAGGCATAAAATACTGCAAAAAATATTTTCCAAAAAATCTTGGAAATACAAATAATTTTATTTTCCCGGTTACTCATAAAACAGCAAAAAAATGGCTTAGTTCATTTATACAAACTAGATTAAATAATTTTGGAAAATATGAAGATGCCATATCAAAAGATGAAAACTATTTATTTCATAGTGTATTGGCATCATCAATTAACATAGGTTTGTTAAATCCTAATGATATCATAGAAAAACTTATGAAAAAACATCAAAAAAATAAAATTCCAATGAATAGTTTAGAAGGCTATTTGAGACAACTATTTTGGAGAGAATATCAAAGATATTGTTATATTTATTTTGATTTCAAAAAAAATTATTTTGGAAATAAAAAAAAATTAACTAAGGAATGGTATACAGGAAATTTAAATGTACCTCCAGTTGATAACTGTATAATTAAAGGATTTGACAGTGGTTATTTACATCATATTGAAAGACTTATGATAATTGGTAATTTTATGAATTTATCGAATATAAATCCTCAAGAAGGCTTCAAATGGTTTATGGAATTTTCTTGTGATAGTTATGAATGGGTTATGCATCAAAATGTTTTAGAAATGGTTTTTTTTGCAAGTGGTGGTGAAACTATGAAAAGACCTTATATTAGTTCATCAAATTACATTTTAAAAATGAGTAATTATGAAAAAGGAGATTGGTGTCAAGTTTGGAATGACAAATATCATAATTTTATAAAAAAAAATAAATCCAAATTATTAAAATTTAGGTATTATGTTAAATTATAATTTACTTACAATTACTTTTAATAAATTGTATTAATCCATTACTTGATGGTCTTAATTTATATAAAACATTTTTTCCATCGCTCTTTGTTAAAATAAATGTTGGAACACCATCTATTTTATGTTTTTCAACAAGATCTTTATTTTTTTCTAATGTACAATCAATATAGTGCAAACGTATTTTGTGTCCTGGATTAATTTCTATATTATTTATTTTTTTGTGTAAGCTTTTAAACATTGGTTTGGCTTTAATGCAATGTGGACAATCTTCAACACCAAACATGTATAAATCATGTGTTTGAGGAGTTATTTTTGTAAATTTTTCGTTTTGATTATAAAAATAATAAATTGCGACTAGAACCAACATTATTATAATGATTGTATTTTGTGAAAGCATATATTTATACTATAGTTTTTTTTATTAAAAATATGGTAAAATTATATATTAATGATATACATAATTTTATTATTAATTTTTGTATTAATAATTTGTTTTAATTCTTTTGAAAATTTTAATGAAAAACCAAAGATATGGTTATATTGGGAAGGTAATAAACCTGAATATATTGATCTTTGTTTTGAAACTATAATTAAACACAATAAAAAAGATTTTGATATTATTATTTTAAATCAAAAAACAGTTTACAATTATTTACCCAACCTGCGAAAAGATTTGGATAAATTAAAAATTGCTCAAAAAACAGATTATATTAGAATTTATTTATTGTATAAATTTGGAGGTATTTGGTTAGATGCAGACACAATAATTTTTAAATCATTAAAACCCATTTATGATAAACTAATTGATTACGACTATGTAAGTGCAGGTTGTACTGGAAAAATATGTAAAAACAACGGATATGCATATCCATCAAATGGTTTTATGTGTTCGAGAAAAAATGGACATTTAATGAAAATTTGTTTAGATAAAATAAATCAAAAATTAAATTCAAATGATAATTTTAATTATTTTGATCTTGGGAAAATTTTAATTAATAGTGAATTAGCTATACTGCTAAAAAATGGATATAAATATTATCATTGTTCCTCAAAAACTGGAGGATCAAGAGATAAACAAAAAAAATATATTGATGGTAATCGACTTTTATCTAATGAAAATATA